TTACGTTCATTAGAAAATTGGCAAAAAGAACAAGAAGAAAATAAACTAAATGAGAATTTAGAGAAAGAATTAAAAGAGGTACAAAAAGAAGAAATAGATTTAATAAATCGCAGCCTCACAGAAATGCGATTGAAAGTCTTAAAAAACAAATAATTTTTAATATGAAAAATAGTAAATCTTTACTAGAAGAAAGAGCTATAAATGTTGAGAAGATGGAAGCCTTAGTTGACTTGTGCAAAGTTGAGGAAAGAGATATGACATCTGAAGAACTAACTAGCTTTGATTCTTTAAATGAAAAAGTTGAGTCATTGAGTGCAATGGCTGAGAGAAGTCTAAAGTTTGAAAACTTGCAAGCTTCTAAAGTAAAAAAGAATGCTCCAGTATCTGAAGAAGTAAGAGCTTCAAAAAATTGGTCTTTATTTAAAGCAGTAAATGAAATCCGTAATGGAGGAAAATTAACTGGTTTAGAAGCAGAAATGCATCAAGAAGCAGAAAAAGAGGGTCGTAAAGCTATCGATGGTATTGGTATTCCAACAATGTTACAAGAAAAAAGAGCTATCGACCAAACAAACTCAGCTATCGCTCCAACGGCAGTAGGTGCTTTTGTTGATTCTTTACAAGAAGCTGGTTTATATTCTAAAGTAGGTATTACTGATTTAGGTACTGTTGCTGCTGATACTGTTCTTCCTATCGCTGGTGGATCAACTGTTGGATGGAATACAGAAGTAGGAACTGCTGTTAATGGCGGTGCTAACTTTGATAAATTAACTTTATCTCCTAATAGAGTAACTGGTTATGCTAATCTATCTAATCAGATTCTAGCTCAAAACGGACCACAAGCTGAAGCTGCAGTAATGAATGATATGGCTCGTAACATGGCAGTTCAAATTGATGCTGCAATGTTTGGATCTGCTAACGTTACTAACGCTCCAAGAGCAATATCTCAAACTTCTGGAGTTTTAACATTTACTGAATCTGCTTCATTTGATGTTGCTTCTGATATGTTAGAGGCTATTCAGACTATTGCTAATAATCACGGATTAGATGGAAATTTAGCATTTGTTAATAGTTGGGAATTATACTCTGCTATAAAAGGTGCTGCTCAAGTTGCTTCTGTATATCCTCTTTATGTAGATGATAAATTAGCTGGTTATGATGGCTATTTCTCTTCTGCTCCAGCTTCTGTTGCTGGAACTTCTGGAGATGGTATATTTGGAGACTTCTCAAGAGTATTCATGGCTCAATTCGGACCAATGTCTATTCAAGTTGATCCATATACAAGAGCAATCGAGGGAGAAGTAAGACTAATCTTAAATAACTATTTAGATTTCGGTGTTGCTTCAGGTGCTTCTTTTGTGAAGTATACTACTTTAAGTGCTTAATTTTAATTGGAGAGAGTTTAATCGCTCTCTCCTTTTTTTACTTTTTTATATATGTTAAATTATAATTATTTCAGTATTGATGGATATGTAAATTATGGAAAGCTAGTTTTAAAAACTGCTCCAACTGATACTGCTATTACATTAGCTGAAGCTAAACAACATTTAAGAGTTGATTCTGATTATGATGATGACAATGATTATATAACTGCATTAATAGGAGTTGCTACTAATCAAGTTGAGGAGTTTACAAGAAGAAGATTAATAAGTCAGACTTATAATCTTTACTTTGATGTTTTTCCTCCTTATATTGATTTGCAAGTTGGAATAGTGCAAAGTGTTACTCATGTAAAGTATTATGATAATAATAATGTTTTACAAACTTTAGCAAATTCTAATTATGATTTAGACAATAAGATAAAGCCAGGAAGAATATATGAAAGTAATGATGGTACTTTTCCAGATACTTACGAAAGACCAAATGCAGTAGATATTGAGTTTGTGGTTGGAAGAAGTGCTAACGAAGTTGAGGATGCTATTAAACAAGCAATGTTAATTATAGTTGGAAGATATTACGAACAAAGACAAGATGTTGTTTTAGGTACACAAGTTGCAGAATTACCTTTAATGGTTGAATATATGTTAACTCCTTACAGATTTTTAGAGTTATGATATTTGGAAAGTTAGATAGAAAATTAACTTTATTTAATCAAACATTTACAACTAATGCTTATGGAGAGCGAATAGCTGGTACTCCTACAAGTGTAACTATTTACGCTGATTTTAATTTTAAAGCTGGTAAGACTAGCTATGAATCAGATGTATTTGTAGGGGAGCAGATGGTTGAATGTTTAATTAGATATAGGACTGCAATAGGAACAAGTCCAGATTTTTATTTAACTAATGGAGATGATGAATTTGCTATTTTAGGAATAAAAGAAATAGGAAGAAAGGATAAGATGCTTTTAACAATAGTTAAGAAAGATTTAAAAGATATATTCTCAAGCTAATGAATGTAGGTCTAACAATAGATAAAAAAGAACTTGCTGAAATAGCTAAAAATTTAGAGTCTTTAAATATGTCTGATTCTAAAAACAAAACTCTTTTAAGACAAGCAATGAGAAAAGCAGCAAAGCCAATCTTATCAGAGTTAAAAGGTTTAGTTCCTAAAGATAGTGGACAATTAAGAAAGTCTTTAGCTATAATAAATGGAAAAAACAGAAGAGGAGTTGCTCCTAGTGTTTATATAGGACCAAGAGTAAAGGGAGCTTTTGCAAATGAAAATAAGACTGGTTTTTATTTTTACTTTTTAGAGTATGGTTTTAGAGGTGTAGCTGGTTTAAGAATGTTAGATGATGCTGCAAGAAGTAAGGGTAAACAAGCATTAAATGATGTAACTAATCAATTAAAAGCATTAATTGAAAAACGATTTAATAAATAATGGAAGTAGGAAAAGCAATATATAATATTTTAAGTAATGATTCTGATGTAGCTCCTTTAGTTACAACTGGAGGTATTACTAGAATATTTCCAGCTAGATTTAAGTTTAGTCAAAATGATCCTACTCTTCCTTTTATAGTTTACCAAGTTGTCAGCGATATTCCCAATATGACTAAAAACGGAGTATCTACTTATGATTATGTTAGCGTTCAGATTACTTTAGTACATTCTAAATATAGTGATTTAATTACTTTGTCTGGTTTTGTTAGAACTGCTTTAGATTATGTAAGCGGTACTTATGATGGAGTAGTAGTAGATAAGATATTTTTTGAAAATTCTGTTGAGTCTTTTGATGATACAAGTGGAACTAATGGAATTTATCAAATAGCTCATGATTACAGATTTAATATAAATAGATAAATTTATGGATACTTATAAAGTAAAGATTAAAAAAAATATAGAATGCAGAGAAGTACAATATGAAGAGGGAGAATCTTATAATGTTGTAAGAGCAGTTTATAACTTTTTAAAGCATAATAACGCAATAGATAATAAAAAAAAGCAATCTAAAAAGGAGAAAAACGAAGATACTCCTTTAGATACAATCAATAATTAATTAATTAATATATAATAAAATGGCAATTTTTAACGGAACAGATTTAATATTAAAAGTATCTCCTAGTAGTGGAGGTGCTGAAGCGAAGCTAATGCATTCGCAAAATGTATCATTATCTATAAATGTTGATACAATAGACATAACAACTAAAGACTCTGCTGGATTCAGAGAGCTTTTAGGAGGAACTAAAAGTTTTTCTTTAAGTGCTGATGGTCTTATGGACTTTGAAGCAACTGCTGGAGATACTGACGTAGCTGAATTATTCGACCAGATGTTGGATAGAACGGCAGTAGATTTTACTTTTGCTCTAGCTACTCCAGCTGGTTATACAATTACTGGAGATGGTTTTATTACTTCTTTAGAGATTTCTGGAGGTACAGAAGATGCTCCAACTTACTCTTGTTCAATAGAGGGTACTGGAGTTTTAACTAAGACTGCAGTATAATGATTTTATCGTTGTCGAGGTTGGAGCTAATGCTCCTCCTCTTCAACTTTAATTAAATGTTAACGATAAAAAAAAACGATAAAAATGTACGAAATAGTAATAATAAACGGAAAGGATTATCCAGTAAGATTTGGAATGAATGCTTTAAGAATGTTCTGTAAAGATACAGATAGAGCATTAAGTGATTTAGATAAATTAGGAGAATCAATGAGTTTAGATGATGCTTGTTATTTGATTCTAAACGGAATAAAAGACGGATCAAGAGTAAGTGGACAAGAATGTTCTTTAACAGTTGAAAGTGTAGCAGACTTATTAGATGAAGATTTTGATGCTTTAAATAAAGTGTTAGAGGTATTTTCTACTCAATTTAGTGCTAAACTTGGAAACGAGGGAAACGTGAAAGCCGCAAAGAAGAAGAAAGCGGCAAAGAAATAGACTGGGACACATTAGAGTCTGTTGGTTATGGGCTTGGATTGTTGCCTAATGAATTTTGGAATTTAACATTTCACGAATTTTTTTTAATTCAAAAAGGTCGTAATGATGTAATTGAATCAAAAGAAAAGAGGGAATGGGAAAGAGTAAGATGGTTGGCTTGTTTAATGTTGCAGCCGCATACTAAAAAAGGACAAAATTTAACTCCAGAAAAACTAGTTAAGTTTGAATGGGAGAAAGGACAAGAGATTAAAGATGTTGAGAAACAAAAAAAGCGAGCTGAATATATAGCTAAAAAATACGATTTAATAAATAAAAAAAATGGCTGAAAAGAATTTAAGCGTAAAACTATCTTTAAACGATAAACAATTTCAGAGCAGCTTAAAAAAGGCTACTAGAAGTCTTAAAAAGTTTGGAGCAAGTATGCAAAGAACTGGACAAACAATGACTAGGAGTTTAACTCTTCCAGTAATAGCTTTTGGTGCAGTAGCTATTAAAGCTTTTGACGAGCAAATAAAAGCAGAAACAAAACTAAGAACTTCATTAAAAGGAAACGAAGAGGCTTTTAAAAATCTAAAAAACCAAGCTCAAGAATTACAAAAGGTAACTTTATTTGGAGATGAGGCTACAATGGAAGCTCAAGGGTTTCTAGCTCAACTAGGACTTAATGAAGAAGCTATTTTAAGATTAACTCCATTAATTCAAGACTTTGCAACTGCTCAAGGAGTAGGATTAGGAGATGCAGCTAAACTAGTTGCTAAAAGTGTTGGATCTAGTACTAATGCTTTAAGTAGATATGGGATACAAATAGAGGGAGAAGTTGGAACTGTTGAAAGATTAAATAGTGCAGTTAATGCTCTATCTACTGCTTTTGGAGGTCAAGCTGAAGCAGTATCTAAAGAGGGTTTAGGTCCATTAGTACAAATGCAAAATAGACTAGGAGATATTGCAGAAGAAATTGGAGAAAAACTTATACCTATTATAATTCGTTTAGGAGAAAAATTAATGTCATTTTTAAATGGTTTTAGTAATTTAGATTCTAAGACTCAAGAAATAATTATTGGAATAGCTTTATTAACTGCAACTTTAGGACCATTATTAATAGTTTTAGGAAGTATTGCCGTTGCAATAGCTGGAATATCTGCTCCAGTATTAGCAACTGTTGCAGCAGTTACGGCTTTAGCGGCTGCTATTGTATTTATTACTGATAACTGGGAAGCATTAAAAGAACGATTTAGCGACATTAGCTGGTGGAAAAATGCTCTTATTGATATGCTTCAATTTTTTATAGACATTAATCCATTTAATGCAATAGTAATAGCATTTAATAAATTAAGAACTTTAATAGGTAAAGATCCAATACAGAATCCATTTGATTTAATTAAAGATGGATTAGAAGATTTAAAAGTTGAAACTAAAGAATACGAAAATGAGTTTAATGACTTTGGAACTTCAATAAAAAACACATTAGAGAAAGTATTACCTTTAATATCTAAATTTAATAAGGGAATAGGATTAGGATCTGGAGGAGGAAAAAAAGAAACATTTACTCCATTAGAATCTAAAGGAACTAAAAAAACAGACTTGCCAGCAACTTTAGAAAAAGTTGAAATGCC